CCGAAGAAAGCCAAAACCGTTTCGACCAAACACAACGACAAGTCCCACCCGGTCAAAGGTCCGAAAAAGACGCTGACCAAGGGCGCGAAGTACGCGAAGGGCTGCTGAGTGTTCCATGGCGGCACGCAAGAGCTCGGGCCACGACAATCCCGAAAGTACGGGTGGAAATCGGGATAAGGTTGGCCCCGGCAATCCGCCGAAGGAACACCAATTCAAGCCTGGCAACCCCGGCAGGCCGAAAGGCTCACGGAACAAGCTAGGCGAAGCGTTCATTGCCGACCTTTACGCGGATTGGCAGGACAACGGATCGGAAACCATCCAGAAAGTCCGCGAAACACGCCCGCAGGATTATCTAAAGGTGGTTGCGTCGATCCTGCCGAAAGAATTGAACATCCGCGTTGAGGATGAGTTGAGCGATGCAGAACTTGACGAGCGCATCAGACAGCTTGCCGCCGCACTTAGCCTTGAAATCGGAACTGGCGAGCCTGCTGGCCGAGAAGGACAGGCGGAAGCAGCGGAACCGGCTGGCGACATACGCCCCATACACTAAGCAAATCGAGTTCCATAACGCGGGCGCGCATCATTCCGAGCGCCTGTTCATGGCCGGGAACCAGTTAGGCAAGACGATTGCTGGCGGGGCGGAAACGGCTACGCATTTGACGGGCCGGTATCCTGACTGGTGGGATGGCGCAGTATTCGATAAGGCCCCGAAGTTCTGGGTTGGTGGTGTTACTGGCGAGAGTACGCGGGACAACCCGCAGCGGATTCTAGTAGGCCCCCCGCAGCTTCGCGAAATGTGGGGAACGGGGATGATTCCCGGCGATGCCCTACACGAAACCATTCCGGGAAGGGGTATTGCCGACGCTCTGGACGCCATCGTGGTTCGATGGGGCGGCGGCGGCGATGTGACGAATTATGCCACGCTTCTATTCAAGGCGTATGAAAAGGGCCGCATGAAGTGGCAGGGGGACACGGTTGACGGCGTTTGGTTCGATGAGGAGCCGCCGCCCGACATTTACAGCGAGGGTCGGACGCGGACGCAGAACGGCCAGCGCAAGACATTTACATGGATCACATTCACACCCCTTCTCGGGCTTTCTGAAGTTGTAAGGACATTCCTTAAAGATGACGAGGCACGTAACGCGGGCGACGATCTATGATGCTGTCGGCGTTATCTATACCAAGGAAGAAGCTGACGCGATTGTTGCTGGATACCCGGACCACGAGCGAGATGCGCGGGCGAAGGGAATACCGCAACTAGGTTCCGGGCTCATTTTTCCAATAGACGACGCGGCAATATCCGAAACGCAGCCGGATATTCCGAGCCATTGGCCCCGCATCGCGGGCATTGACTTCGGTTGGGACCACCCCACGGCGGTTGTCTGGGTTGCTTGGGACCGCGATGCCGATGTTGTTCATATTTATGACTGTTACCGGCGCAAGGAAGCGACACCGGAAACCCACGCCAGCGCGATAAAGGCGCGGGGCAAGTGGATTCCTGTGGCGTGGCCGCATGATGGCAACAACGACACAGCGGCGGGGATAAACCTTGCCGCGCAGTACCGCGACGAAGATGTGAACATGCTCCCCGAGCGGGCCAAGTTTGAAGATGGCTCGCACTCGGTTGAAGCGGGGTTGATGGAAATGTTGACCAGGATGCGGACGGGGCGGCTCAAGGCCGCTAATCACCTGGATGATTGGTTTGATGAGCGCCGCCTGTATCACCGCAAGGATGGCAAGGTTGTTAAGGAGTACGACGATTTGATGAGCGCGACCAGATACGCCCTGATGTGCCTGCGCTTCGCCGCCATCGATAGCGAGCGAATGCCGGATTTTGATGTTAGGTGGGTTGTTTGATGGACGAAGGTAAACTGAAGTCCCTCATTAAATCCGAAATCTCCAATGCCATTGGATATTTCACGGAGGACGGCATTAGTGCCGAGCGCCGGGAAAGCTTGTCCTTCTACAAGGGCGATCCGTTCGGCAATGAGGTTGATGGCCGGTCCAAGGTTGTCTTGCGCGATGTCGCGGACACCATCGAAGCCGCGCTGCCTGGGCTGATTAAGGTATTTGCCGCCGGGGAATATGTGGCCGAGTTTGAGCCGGTCGGGCCGGAGGATGAGGAAGTCGCCGAGCAGGCGACGGATTACGTTAATTATATCTTTATGAACGACAATCCGGGCTTTTCCATCCTGCACACCTGGTTCAAGGATTCGCTTATCTCCAAGGTCGCCGCCGTCAAGACTTGGTGGGATGAAAGCAAGACCGTTCGGACGCGCACCTACACGGGCCTGTCTGAGGAAAAGTTCATCGAACTGACGACCCCGGATGAGGTTGAAATCCTTGAGCATACCAAGGAAGAAAAGACGGAGGAAATCCGTGACCCGATGACCGGGGAACTACTTTCGATCCCTGTTGTCTCGCATTCCGTCAAGGTGAAGCGCACGGAGACTGTTGGCCGGGTTAAGGTTGACCCGCTGCCGCCGGAGGAGTTTCTAGTCTCCCGCCGCGCCAAGTCGCTGGAAGACGCTGACTTCGTCGCCCACCGCACGCGGCAGACGAAGGAAGAACTGATTGCGCGGGGCTTTGACCGTTCCGAAGTCGAGCATATCCCGATGTCCAATGATATGGACGGCAACGCCGACCGCGAGGAACGCTTTGACGACCAGGAAGACGGGTGGGGCGATACGGAAGACGACCGCATCACGGTTTATGAATGTTATATCCGCGTCGATGAGGATGACGATGGCATCGCGGAACTGCGCCGGGTAACTGTCGCGGGCGATAACGCTTACCACATCCTTGAGAACGAAGAAGTTGACCTATTGCCGTTCGCGGTCCTCTGCCCCATTCCGATGCCGCATAAGCTGTTCGGCATGGGGTTAGCGGACCTGGTTAAGGACGTTCAGTTAGTCAAATCGACGCTGATGCGGCAGATGCTAGATAACCTTTATCTCAGCAACTACCCGCAACGCGAAGTGGTCACGGGCCAGCTTGATAAGGGCGCTTGGGACAACATCCTGAACGTGAAGCCCGGCGGGCCGATCCCGGTTAAGGTTGCGGGCGCTGTTCGTGATTTGGCTGTGCCGTTCACGGCTGCGGCCTCGTTCCCGATGCTGGAATATTGGGACAGCATCAAGTCCACCCGTTCCGGCGTTGAGCCGATGATGGGCATGGACGCGGAAGTGTTGCAGAACCAGAGCGCCACGGCGGCGAACCTTGGCAATGCGGCGCGGGTTGAGCGTTTGGAACTGGTCGCCCGTATCTTCGCGGAGACTGGCATCCGTGACCTGTTCGGCAAAATCCTCAAGCTTGTGGTTATGAACCAGGACCGGGCGCGGGTTATCCGGCTTCGCAACAAGTGGGTTGATATGGACCCGACGAACTGGAACCCGGAAATGGATGTTCGTGTGAACGTGGGCCTTGGCTTCGCATCGTCCAGCGAGAAAATGGCGGCGCTGTCGTTCATCCTGGCGCAGCAGAAGGAAGCGATGGCGGCGGGCTTGCCCTTCGTCCAGCCGAAGCACCTGTTTAATTCAGCCAAGGAAGTTGTTAAGGCGTCCGGCCTTAAGCACGTTGAAAGCTACTTCATGGACCCCGGCGATGCGCCGGTGCAGCAGGGCGAAGACAAGCCGGACCCGGCGCTGCTTAAGCTCCAGCAAGAGGCGGAAATCAAGCAGGCCGAAATGCAACAACAGGCCAATATCAAGATGGCCGAACTTGAACAGGAAGCGGAAATCAAGCGCGAGCAAATCGCAGCGGAAATGCAGATGAAGCGTGAGCAATTCGCCGCTGAAATGCAGATGAAGCGTGAGCAGATGGCGATTGAGGCGCGGTTTAAATTAAATCAGCCGGAAGTGAGGTTCGGTGGCGACCCTGGATGACGACCACAAGATTGAAGCGTTCCGGCGCATCGTTGAGGACGAAGTTTTAACCAAGGTCTTTTCGGACCTTGAAGAAGAATACCTGGAAGCCGTGTTGAGTGTGCCGTTCTGGAATCCCCGGAAGCGGTCCCGCATGGCTGAAAGCATCAAGATTGTCCGGGCTGTCAAGTCGCGCATTGAAATGATGTACGACGCGGCCCAGGCGATGAAGCGGGCGAAAGAAGCCCGCAACCCTTAATCCATTTAGGAGTTATTTTATGAGCATCGACACCCCGCAAGGGACCGGTGAACCCATGGCTTTGTCTGATGATGAAGCCGCCGCCCGCATCCAAAGCATTCTGGACCCTCAAGAGGACACTCCAAGCGAGGATGAAAACCCCGACCACGAACCGGAAGAACCGGAAGCAGACGCCCCCGAAGCCGAAGATGAGGCAGAGGATACGGAAGAAGCTGACGACGAAACCGATGACGAGCCGGGCAGTCCGCAGACCGTCAAGGTTAAAGTCCACGGCGAAGAATTAGAACTTCCCATTGAGGAGGTCGCCAAGGGCTACCAACGGCAGGCGGACTTCACGCGAAAGACGCAAGAATTGGCCGAGCAACGCAAGGCCATGGAAGCCGATCTCGCGCAGTCCAAAGCGCATTACGCGCAAATCATCAACCAACTCGGCCAAGCCCTTGATGGACAACAGGCGAAAGCGCCTGACCCGTCGTTGGCGGAAACCGACCCTTACGAATACACGCGGCAACTTGCCCAATGGCAGGAGCACAAAGCCCGTTCCGAAGCGATTAAGCAGGAACAGGCGCGGATGCAGGAAGAACACAAGCAGATGGAGGTGCAGCGCCTTCACCAGCACATTGCCCGCGAGGGCCAGGTTCTTCTTGAACGGATTCCCGAATGGCGGGACCAGTCAGTGATGAAGGCCGAACAGACCAAAATCCGAAACTTCTTGCAGGATTTCGGGGTGAAGCCGGAAGAACTTTCCGATCCGTACAGTGTATTCCAGACCGACCATCGCGCCATTCTTCTCGCCCGCATGGCGATGAAGGGGGCCGCTCTTGCTGCGGGGAAACCCAAGGCGGAATCGAAAGCGAAGGGCAAGCCGAAGGTTGCGAAACCGGGGGCCGCTAGGTCGAAGGGTGAGGTTGATGGTTATCAGCGTGCGCGAGGACGCCTCAAGAAAACCGGCAGTCTCGATGACGCGGCTGCCGCCCTCAAACATCTGATCTAGGAGTTCAGAAATGGCACTCGCAACCGGTGGTTTCACCACCTATTCGGCAGTCGGCAACAGGGAAGACCTGGCCGATGTCATCTACAACATCAGCCCGAAGGATACGCCCTTCATGACTTCGGCGGGCCGGGGCAAAGCCTCTGCCGTCTTGCATTAGTCATTGGTGCAAGTAAAACCCTGCTATATACTGGAACTCCCTTAGAGTCTTCGCCTACCGCAGAGTGAAAATGGCAAGAATTGGGAAATCAGTAGGTAAGAGCTACGCATATATCCTTGGTGTTTATTTGGGTGATGGTTGTGTTACGCGGCCATCTACCAGAAGCGCGGCGCACCGTCGGTGCTTCAAGTTAAACACCATTGATGAAGACTTTGCATTG